TGTCCGCCTCGCGCAGCTTCGCGAGCTCGGCGGCGTGCTTGTTGCGCTGCTCCAGCTTGGCGCTCATGTCGCTGCGGAGCCGCGCGATCAGATCGGCGAGCGTCATGCTCGTGTCTCCTTCGCATTGGTGGTGGGCCCCTGCGCGGGCAGCAGTCGGTGACCCCAGGCCAGGCGCTCGGCGCGGCGCGGGATCGTGGAGCGAAGCGGCAGGGTGATACGCGCGTTCAGTGGAGAACGCGCGGCCGCACGTCCTCATCGGTGATGAGGTCGCGGGCAGACCGGGGGTGCAGGCGCTCGGCGAGCACCTGGTGGGCGGCGCGGGCCGCGGCGTCGTCCAGGCCGCGCACCAACTCCAGCGGGTCGGCCGAGCGCAGCCCGGAACCCGCGGTGTAGGGGTTGGCGCCGTAGCCGACGATCGCGACGTCGCCGCGGTGGATGTTGAACTTCTCGATCCGGTACTCGGTGTAGTCCGGCGACCAATGCCCGGACGTGATCATGAACCTGAACGACATCTCGTCCACGAGGCCGGAGCGCAGCTTCGGCGCGATGTAGTCGACGTCGCGGTCCGCCGGGTCGAGCTGCGGGGCGTGCACGTCCAGGCCGTCGTCGGTCTCGGTGAGAGTCAGCGAACCGTTGGTGGTGCGGGCGATCCGACGCAGGTCGGCGTGCTGCAGCACCAGCGGCACGTCCAGGTCGGCGCGGGCCAGGGTCTCCGATGCGGCGCCGGCGCTGACCACCTCGGTGTAGGGGCCCCAGAAGTCCCACATCTCATAGGCCCGCTCGTACACGGTGGCCATGCCGCGGAACTCCAGCAGGCCGGAGTCGCCGGCGGCGCGCAGCACCAGGTCGCGCACCCGGCTGGCCACCCGCGGCGCCGCCGTGGACTCCTCGCCGCTGCGGCGCTGGCGTGGGCGGTCGGCGCGCGCGGCGACCGCCTGGCGGCGCTGGCGTGCGGCGGCGTGGCGCAGCTCCATGGTGGTGGTCATGCGGTCGCTCCAAATTCAGGGCCGGGTATGGGCAGGTTGGCGCCGGCGGTATTGGCGATCTCCCGCGCCTCGTCGGAGGTGATCACCTTGCCGACGCCGAGGTAGGTCTTCTGGATCACCTCGGCGGCGTCCTTGGTCTTGTCCTTCTTGGGTGCCCCGAACAGTCGGTCGAACTCGGCGTACTGGTCCTCGGTGTACGGCTGCCGGTTGTCCAGCTCGCGCGCCTCCGACGGTGCGACAAGCCGGTCCTTGACTTGCTGGCCCAGCACCTTCGCGCGGGTCTCCGGATCCATCCGCAGCAGCGCGTCGGAGTTCAGCTTGATGAACCGGTCTCCCGGCACCAAGTCCGACAGTGCGGCCTCGCGGCGGAACACCGGCGGGCCGATGTTGATGATGAGCAGCTGCAGGTTCCGCTGGGAGATGCTGGCGTAGGTGATCGACCCGGTGGACACTGCGGCGTCGATGATGTCGCCCGGTACACCGAACCACCGAGCCGCGTCGGCGATGCCGAACTGCTGGGTCTCGATGAACCCGCGGGCGTTCTCCACGGCCTGGATGGGCTTGTACTCCCAGTCCTTGCCATGCACGAACAGATCCCGGCCGGCCACCGCCGCCCGGAACCGCGACTTGATGTCCTTGGCGCTGGCCTTGTCCACCGTCTTCTCGGTGTTGCGTAGCGTTCCGGTGGGGATCGCGCCGTCGGTGAACCAGTCCAGCGCGAACTGCTGCGCCGACAGGAACTGGCCGATCGACCAGGCCGCGTAGGCCACCGGGGAGAGTCCCACCCGCAGCCCTGGCAGGGTGTACTGGCGCTCGTGCCATACGTCTTCCGGCTCGTAGCGCTTGCCGTCGATCCGGTAGAACTCCTCGCCGTTGCGACTGACGATGCTGCACTGAGCTAGGTCCTGCAGTTCGATGCGCGCCGGCAACTGGAGGCCGTCGCGGGCAGTGATGATGCCGATCGCATTGCCCGCCCGATCCAGGTCTACCTGGCTGGAATACATCCACTCGTGCCACTTCATCCGCCCGCCGCCCGGGTCGGTGAACACCGGCGGCTTGGCCACCTCGACCTGCACCCCGCCAACCTTGCGGTACGCGTCGACCGGCATCGTTGAGATCAGGTCCGCCCGCACCCGCAGACACGCCCACACTGCGCTATGCCGCAACGCCGTCTGCTGTGTCACCTCAACCGAGCCGGTGCGCGACCGCTCCCGGCCCGGGACCTCCAGGTCGCTGGTCAGGCTCGCCACCCTCGCCGAGCGGGCGGGGAACAGGCTCACTGCATACCTCGACGCCGCGGCCGGTTCAGGTAGTCCGCAGCGCGCGCGCCGCCGAACAGGACCACACCGGCCACCCCCACGCACGACCAGCCGATCAACGAGTAGGTCGCGGCCGCCGCGCCCACTGCCACCAGGAGCAGCGCGGCCAGGTCCAGGAGGGTGGTCAGCAGCTTGATCACAACCGGCCTCCCTCAGGCGATCGAGTCGAGCAGGTCGTAGTCATCGAAGGCCAGGTGCCGCCACTTCTCGAACGCCGCCAGCGCCTCGGCGCCGGCGACCAGCGTCGTGATGTCCTCGCTGCTGGCCTTCCGCCCGAACGCGAACATGCCGTCGCCGAGCGGGCGGACCTTGGCGTTCGCCAGCGCGTCGCGCAGCGCCTCCTGGCCGAGGTGGGCGAGCTTGCCGGTCTTCACCGCGGTGCACCACGCCCCACAGCCGGCGCCGATGTCCTGCGTCGTGGGCAGCCACAGATCTCCGCGGGCCCGCTTCTGCTCCGACTCCGGCTCGGTGATGCCGGCCTGCCGCAGCGGCTCCAGCAGGTCCCGGGTGCGGGAGCGCTGATCGAGCACCCACGCAACCGGCCGCAACTGCTCGTGCAGCTCGACCGCCCGGGGCACCACCCAAGCGATGCCCGGGTGATGCTCCAGCACGACCTCCAGCGGCACCCCGTCAGGCCCCTCGCCGACCGCCACGATCGCCGCGCTGGTCGCCATCGGCGACACGTCGATCCCGCAGGCCATCGCCGAACCGCGCTCGGCGGCCGCGTTGGCCAATAGGTCGAACTCGGCCAGCGTCGGCAGCTGCGGATCCACGGCGACCGCGTCGTCGTCGCGCTTGATGTTCATGTACGCGCGGTCGTACTCGGCGAGCTTCGCCGGGGTGTTCGCCAACTCCAACTCAGCCGCGATCGCGCCCAGGGTCACTGTGTGCCGCCAGTGCGGCGAGCATCGGCAGGGCGGGTCGGGGCACAGCGCCGGCATGCATGACAGCCAGACGTCCCGGTCGGACCGGTCAGCGCCGGCCGGCGCGGAGAACTCGATGTAGCAGTACCGGGACGGCTCGCCGGCCTCAACCAGCTCCCGGCCAAGCTCGATGTCCTCGTTCATCGGCACCGACGCCGAAGTGCCCTGAGTGGACAGCCACCAGCTCTGCGCCATCTCCTGGGTGATCATGGCCGGGTTCCACGCCGCCCACACCCGCTGGTCGACCTGGGCGAAGTACTCGTCGAGCATCCCCAGATGCAGGGTCGGGCCGTGGCCGGCGCGTTCGGTGTTGGCGTGCAGTCCGTGTATCGAGCGGTTCTTCCGCCAGATGATCGCCTCGCGGCCGTTCGCCTTCCGCACCCTGGCCCGGTGCTTCGGCAACAACCGCTCGCCCTCACGCGGAATGAACCCGGCGGCCTCCAAGATCGGGAGCTGGTCGTCCTCCCACTTCTGCCGGGCCGCCGTACCGTTCTGCGCCGCGTACGTGATCCGCTGGCGCTGCCACGCCAATCCCCGGTGACAGCACACCGGCAAGCCCAGCGACGTCTTCCCGGACTGCCTCGGCACCGTCACGCCGACCTTGCGGTAGACGAAGATTCCCGTCTCCGGGTCGATCTCTAACGCCGTGTCGGCGGCGTATCGCTGCCACGGCATCAGCGGCGTACCGAGCGCCTTGGCGATCCGCGCGACCTTCCCGCCGTACGTCGGGTTGTCGAAGTTGCGCAGTGTCGCGTACCGGGGCGGGCAAGTCAGCCCGTAGTGCTCGTAGATCGCCGCCCGGCGCCGGGCCTCACTCCGGCTGGTCAAGGTCGCCGAACTCGTCGTCGCCCTCGTCCGAGTCCGAGTCCGCGCCGCCGGCGAGCAGCTCCAGGGTGGCGCGCAGCTCCTTCGCCAACTGCGGCACCTGCTTGCCGTCCTCGCCGCCGCCCTCGTCCAGCCGCCGGGCCAGCAGTCGGGAGGTGGCCACCAGTGAGCCTTGCACGCCGTCCAGCTCGCCGAGCCGCTCCACGTCGGCGCTCACCGCTGCCTCCACCGACCCTGGGCCGCGCGCGCACCGCCGGCAGCCGACCGTCTCGGTCGCGAACACCTCGGCGGCGGGGCCGAGCAGGTCCAGCGGCGACCGGTCGGCGGCCGCGGCCAGCGCGGCCAGCTCGTCGACGGTCACTTCGCGTCGGCGCCGGCCGTCGTGATCGCGGCGACCGGTCTCGATGTTGCCCAACGCGACCGCGCTGAACGACGCCGGCAGGCCGACGCCCCGGGCGCGCTCGGACAGCTCCTCCCGGCTCAGCCCCTCGCGTCGCCGCAGGTCGCGGATCTGCTCCGCGATCAGATCGCTGATCGATCCGACCCAGTCGCTTGTCGGTTCGGTCATTTCCGGCCGGTTTCCCACGTCGGGGGAGAGAAAAAACGGACGCCTGGCAACGGGGTGTCCCGCCGGTCGCCACCAAAAAACCGCAGGTCAGCGACCGCGCGGGCGATCAACGGCAGTGCTCGCGCGCCTCGCTGCATGATCATCACCACTCACACGATGTGTTGGTCGACGTGACGTGCGGTCGGGCGCCTTGGCTGGCGTTGCAGGTCAGGTGTGCCGGCCTCGACCGGTCGAGGTCGAGCAGCGCGCCACCGTGCACCAGCGCATCGAGGTGATGCACGGTGTACGACCACCGGTCCGGCCAGTGCAGGCTCAGGTCGATGGACTGCCGGCAGATCACGCACCACGGGCCGTAGGTCTGGAGGACCAGCTTGCGGAAGCGGCGCCACGGCCGGCCACGGCGGGGGTTGTGCTGGCTGGGCATCAGCCCTGGCTCCGGGCACACGTGTGCCAGATGGGCGCAGTATGCATGATCGACCCGACGTTGCAGCGGATCGATACGGCGTGTCGGGTCACAGCGGCTCGTTCGGCCACGGCCCCTCGCCGCCCACCCGGTACCGGATGCGGATCGGCTCTGGCTCCTCGTGGTAGAGGAGCACGTCGGTGCCGGGGATGCGGGTGGCCACCCCGACGGGCAGGACGAGCGTGTCCGGGCCGGCGGGGATGGCGAAGCGTTGCGGCTCCGGTGGGACGTGCTGGTCCGGCGGGCTCCAGCCGGCCGCCGTCTCGCGTCGCGCGTACTCGTCCATGGTCACGGGCGCCACTCCTCCCGGTAGTCCTCGTGCTCGGCGTAGGGCAGGGCCAGCAGCCGGAGCAGGTCGTCCCACACTCCACCAGTGGTCGGCCGCACCGTTGCGCGAACGGAGTCGCCTCGCAGTCGGAACTGTTCCAGCAGTCGCTTCTTGGCCTCGCACTCGGCCAGCACGCGGGCCGGGTCCCAGTGGGCGATGTGCTGCGCCTCGTCGGGCTGCAGGCCATCGGTGATCTGCGCCCCGTCGAGGTCGTCGAGGTACCCAGAGTCGTCGCGAGCACGCCAACCGCCGCCTAGGTCATCGCCGAACGCGCCCCGCGCCACTGCCTCGTCTTCGGCGATCCGCGCACGCAGGAACTCGATCAGGTCGGTGCTCACCCGGTCATCATCTCCTCCGGCACGGGTTGGCGCGCCATCTCCATCGCCGCTGCCACCGCGCGCAGGATCCGCAGTGGCAGCGCGCGGGCTTGTCGTTCGCGGTGCTCGGTGGCCTCGCGGATCAGCTCGCCGGCGAACTCCGCCGGCCAGGTGCTGTCGCAGCCACGGCAGACCACCGCGCGGTCCTCGACGACCAGCACGAGGGCCGGCACCTGCAGGCGCTCCCGGATGGACGAGTCCCACCGCCACACCATCCGCTGCTCGCAGTGCGGGCACGGCTCGTCGATCGGCACCTCCCGGCGCGGGTCGAGCTGCTGCCTGACCCCCTCCAGCAACCGGGCCACCGCCTTACCCACCGCGGCCACCTGCATCGGGTCGTGCCACCGGCCCACCTCGGCCAGCACGGCGCGCAGGTACTCCTCCACCGGCCGATCGGATCGGGCCAGCACCCGTGAGTGGAGCACCCGCGCCGAGCACTCCACGTGCGTGAGCACATCCACCGCGCCCGGGTTCAGTGGCGCCGGCGAGCCGTTCGATCCGGCGCCCCCGTTGCGGGTTGTGCCGACCGACTCGCGCAGCTGCTCGATCCACCCGGGCACCTCACCCACCGCCACCGTGCCATCGGGCTGCAGCACTGGCACTCGGCGCGGCGAGGTCAACTCGCGGACCGCGGCCGCCAGCTCGGCCTGAGCCTTCGCCAGCGCCACGGCCTCGTCATCGGTCGGCTTGGGCTTCGCCTTCACCGGTCCACCTGGAATCCGTAGACGGGCGGCTGGCGGAGGTTGCGTTGCGGGGCTCGCTCGAACTGCCCGGCGTGGCGGCTGCTGAGCACCTGCTCGAGGTTGGCCGGCGGTTCGGGCTCCGACTCGGTCGTGGCCGGCGGCGGTTCGGTGGTGGGTTCTGGGCTCGTCTCGGACCGGGGGGGCGCAAGCCAGCGGTCGAGGTCGCCGCGGAGCCCGCCGATCGACTCGGCGAGGTGGTCGACGGCGTCGGCGAGGTGATCCAGGTCGGTGCGCATGCGGCCGACACCGGCGCCGCCGGCGGGTGGCGGTGGCGCCGGAGTGGCCGGCGTGGTCGGCATCTCGGCCGCCGGCTTGATCGGCGAGGCATTGGGGGCGATGACGACCCCGCGCTCCCATCGGGGGCGATACCAGCGTCTGGTCATCGGCGCGATCGTCTCCTTCCCCGGCGGCGTGGCCGGTTGAGCGTCTTGGCCTGCTCTCGGCAGGCCTGCGGGTGCAGGTCGTACAGCTGCTCGGCGTGCTGGCCGGACTCCATCGCCCGGCGCTGCTGGTCGAACACCTCGTCCAGCTCCGCCTTGGACAGGTACGTCGCCTCCAGCCGCTCACCCCGGACAAGGCGGATCGGACCGATGGGTGAGCGGTCCAACGGCACGCTGGTACCGGAGGGCAGCACGGCCCACAGCACGGGGCGACCGCAGGAGCGGCAACGGGAGTTGACCGAGACGGGCGGGTTCACGTGCCACCATCCGGTGGGTGGGCGCGGTCGGCCGTGGTGAGCAGGTCGGGGTGGTCGGCGCGCATGTGCTCGGCCATCGCCGCCAGCGCGGCGAACACACCGGCCGCGGTCTGCTTGGGCTTCTGCGCGGTGCGGCAGAACATGCACCGCCAGGCCACGGCGTCGCCGGCGATGACGGCGACCATGCCGCCAGACCTGATGATCAGCTCAGCGGTGGGCATGGTGGATCTCCTCCCGGTGGTGGGCTGGTGCCGCCGCGACGACCGCGGCGGCCTCGTCTGCGGCGCCGTGGCGCGCCCTCGACTGGCTCCGCTTCCCGACCCGACCCGACCCGACCCGGACCCGACCCGAAAGATCCAGATATCCGACCCTGACCTTGATCGGCTGCCGGTGGGCGCGTTGTCCCGCTGGGGGCGGGATCGCGCGGCGCGGGCTCCGCAGGGGGCGCGGATCGCGGCGTGGCGCCGGGTGGTGGGTCGCCGGCCGGCACGAGCGCACCAGGGGTCACATCGTGACCGAAGGTGGCCAGCCAGGCCGCTGTCTTCGGGGTGTAGTACGGGTTGGTCGGCGGTGGGAGCAGGGGGACGCGCGAGTCGGCTTCTGGGTCGTCGCTGCGCTTGGCGTTGCAGGAGCGGCAGGCCACGACCATCGTCTCGACGGTCGCCGGCTCCTTGGGCCGGCGGTGGTCGTGCGTGAGGTCGTGGCGGCGGTCGTACGTGCCGCCGCGGGCGGACTTGCGGTCGAACCAGCCGACCGTCTTGCCGCAGTAGCGGCACACGTCGCCGTCGCGCAGCCGGATGGGGACGATCAGCATGGTGTTGCTGGTATCGCGGCCGCGCTGACGGTCCCATTCCACCTCGGCCTTGAGTCGCATGTGGATGAACTCGGGCTCGTCGTCGACGAGCTTGTAGCCGATCCGCCCGGGTGTTCCCGTCCCGCCCAGGTCGACCACTTCGACGAAGTAGCCGGCCTGCTGCGCGGCGGTGATCAGCAGCTCGGCACGGGAGCCACCGAGCAGTAGGGCTGTGCCCCGTGAGACCACGTAGTCGGTCTGGAACGCGGCGGAGAGCGTCGCGCAGCGCACCACGAAGCCGAACAGCTCGTTCACCAGCCGCTCGTCGCAGTGCTCGACCTCGTGCGCTTGCAGGGCGATCGGGTGATGGGCAGCGTTGTCGCCGATGCGTAGCCATGTCACCCCGCCACCCTGCCCCTCGGACGACGTTGACGACCGAATGACCGGGTAGATATTCTACCGGCATGAGAGAAGACAGGTCCCACCGTGCGCGCGGCTGAGCCCCGCGTGCTGGTCGACCCGGTCGGCATGCTGGAGATCGCCCAACGGATGGGCGTGCCCCGGCAGACCGCCGACAACTGGCGACAACGCCCCACCGTCGACTTCCCCGAGCCTGAGCCCGACCTGACGATCGGTGGCCGGCCGGTGTGGCAGTGGGCCACCGTCCAGGAGTGGGCGGACCGGACCGGGCGGGCAGTGCTGGGGTAGGGCATGGCTCACCCATCCCGAGAGGTGTCGGCGGCCTGGGCGGCTCGGAGGTTGTCCCGGCCGTTCTCCATGTCCCGCAGGTGACCCAGGTGCCACCAGCCGTCATAGTGGGGGCACGGGTACGCGGTCAGATGCCCGCTGCCAGCCATCCGGCCGCGGGCCGTCCGCGCGGCCTTGCGGGACACGAAGATCCGCTTCCCGCAGGGCTCGCAGGAGGTGGAGGAGTAGCCGTCGACGGCGCGGCCCTTCATCCGACCCCCCGAAGGGGCTTGACGTTCGTATATACGTCGTACATACTGAACGCATGACGACGACCTGCATCAGCTGCGGCGAAGAGACCACCGAGACCATGCAAGCCACCATCGGCGACAAGGCCGGACCCATGTGCGCCGACTGCCAGTACTGGGCCGACGGCAACGTGGCGGAGCCGGCCACGCACATCGCCACCAACGCCTGGAACGCCAGCACCAACGCGTGGGACCGCATCGACATCGAGCGCCTCGGCGAGCACGACAGCACCGACCTGTCGCAGGTCGAGCTCAACGCCGACGACTTCGGCGGCCAGCCCGGCGCGACCTACCTTGTGCAGCTGCTCAACGCCGACGGCAAGGTCATCGACTCCACCGAGATCGTCGCGACCGGAGCCTGAGATGGCCACCCATCCCGTCCGGGCGATCCGGGTGCCCGAGCCGCTCTGGCAAGCCGCGAAGGCGAAGGCCGAGGACGAGGGCACCACTGTGACCGCGGTGTTGCTCGCCGCGCTGCGCCGGTACGTGGCCAAGTAGGTCATCCGGCCGCCGCCTCAACGAGGTCGAACAGGGTGGGCACCGTGGAATCACGAGCGGCGGCCTCGACGTAGGCCAGGCCGTCGGCGAAGTAGTCCGGGTTGAGCTCCACCCCGATCCCGCGGCGGCCGAGCTTGACCGCGCAGTAGGGCACGGTCATCAGGCCGGCGAACGGGTCGTACACGGTCTCGCCGGGCATGGAGTACTGGACGATCAGCCGGTCCACGATGTCGAACTGCAGCGGGCAGAGGTGCTGCTGCTTGCCCTTGCGTTCCTGGAGCATGTTGAGGGTGCGCATCCGGGCGATGTCGGTCCACACGTCGGGGTGCCAGGAGGCCGGCTGCAGGAGCATGAACGTGGTGGGCAGCCGGCCGGCGGCTTCGAGGGCCTCGCAGGCGGCGACGTGCTCCTCGAAGTCGTACACCTCGGTCAGGCAACGCCGCCGGAACAGCTTGAAGATCTGGTCGTGCGGCAGGCTGGCCAGGTCCTCGGGGGTGAGCGGGCGGTTGCCGTTGGAGCGGGCGAAGCCGTGCGCGTCGACCTGCCACCGGGACCGGGTGTAGCGGTCCTTGGACTTCACGACGGGGTTGTCGGCGTAGCCGTTGCTGGAGTCGGTGGGCGGCTTGCGGAAGATCAGCAGGTACTCGGGCATGCCGGCGCCCATCCGGGAGCCGTCCTTGCACTGCTCAGTCCAGCCGAGCCGGTAGGTCTGGTTGTTCTCCCTGACCACGTCGGTGACGATCGTCTTCATCCCGAGGAACGCGAAGCCGTGCGCGGTGTAGTGGCTGATGGCGTCGGCGTGGAACGGCTGCACGGTCTGGAAGCCGAGGCCGGTCATGCCGCCGGGCACGATCCGGTCCTTCACGTGGATCACCGCGACCCGACCCGGCTGGAGCACTCGCAGCAGTTCGGGGGTGAGGTAGTCCATCTGCGCCCAGAAGTGCGCGCTGTCCTCGGTGTGCCCGAAGTCGTTGTATGACGGGGTGTACTCGTACTGCGTCGAGAACGGGATGCTGGTGACGATCAGGTCCACCGACCCGGCGTCCATGGCGCGGGTTTCCAGCACGGTGTCGTTGAGCACGCACCGGTAGCCGTCCCCGGCCACCTCCACCCGCTGCACACCGATCGAGCGGTGCAGGGTGCGGATCATCGCCTCGTGCGACAGGCCGTAGGTGCGGATGATCTCGCCCATCCGCGCCGAGGCCTCGACGTGCTGGGCCCACTTGCGCTCCAGCTCGGCGCGCACCGGCCGCTCGGCCTCCGAGTAGACGATGTCGATGCGCACCTGCTCGGTCTGCAGGAACCGGTACAGCCGGTGGATCGCCTGGATGAAGTCGGCGAACTTGAACCCCACGCCGGCGAACACCGCGCGGTGGCAGTGCCGCTGGAAGTTGCACCCTGAGCCGGCGATGACCGGCTTGGTGGCCAGGATCGGGATCTTCCCGTCCGAGAAGTCGATGATCCGCTGCTCGCGTTCGTCGAGGTCCTGGGAACCCCACACCGCGACCGCGGCCGGGATCGCCTCGCTGATGGCGCGCCGCTCGTCCTCGAGGTCGTGCCACAGCACGAAGTGCTCGCCGGGGCTGGCCGCGACGATCTCGGCCGTCTTCGCCACCCGGGCGGCCAGGCTGTCCCGCTTCGCCCTCGCCGCCTCCTGCACACCCAGCCGGGCCGTGTGCAGCAGCGCGCCCTGCCCGCTCCGCTCGGCGTCCACCGGGGTGCCGGCGGGCACCTCGTGCCAGCGCACCTCCAGCGGCGGCAGCTCGTACCCCTCGTCCGAGTACCCCAGGTCGGACGGCTTCTGCAGGAACAGCGCCCAGCTGCTCACCCACAGCCAGAAGTCCTGCTCCATGTGCGGCAGCAGCGTCAGCTTGTCCGCCTTCGTGGAGTCGCGCTTGAAGAACCTGGTCTTCGCCTGGCCGATGTCCATCACGTCCAGGAACGCCGCGTACGCCAACAGCTCGATGAACTCGTTCGGCGATGGGGTGGCGGTGGCCACGAACCGGTACGCCGCGGACCCCTCGTACAGGCGCATGAACTCGCGGAACGTCTTGCTGCCGCCGAACCCCCGCAGGATCGCCGCCTCGTCCAGCGACACCACATCGAACCGGCGCGGATCCAGCCGCCCGTCCCGCACCGTCTCGTAGTTCGTCAGATACAGCCCGTCCGTCTTGGCTTCGCTCTCCGAGCGGATGAACGACGTCGACAGACCCAGCTCGTGCGCGTCGCGGGCGAACTCCTGCCGTACCCCCAACGGCAGCGTGATCAGCCCGCGGCCGCCGCCCTGATGCGCGAGCACCAGCCGCTCGATCTCCAGCTGGATGCGGGTCTTGCCCAGCCCGAAGCTCGCGAAGATCGCCCGCCGGCCGCCGCGCACCGCCCACACCACCGCATCACGCTGGTGCGGCTTCAAGCTCGCGTGCACCTCGGCCGGGTCCACCTCGAACCCCGACGACGTGGCCAGCTGCGCCTTGGCCGCCAAGAACTCCGCGTAGGACAGGCTCACCGGTCACCCCCGGACGGCTGGCCCCACCGCTGCTGGGCGGCCTGCTTGGACATGCCGACCCGCTTACCGATCTCAGACCACGACCAGTCGTGAGCACGCAACCCCGACACAGCGGCGTGGATCTCCCGATCCAGCTCCGTGCGGGCCTCCCACAAGGCCGTCAAAGCCTCGATATCGCCCCGTGCGACCCGGCGGCGGAACGCCATCAGGATGCGCAGGAAGAAGGCGCCGAAGTCGTCGTTCTCGACAACCCGCCGTTCGCGGTTTGTCGTCAAGGAGCGCTTGACGTTCGGGGCGCTCACAAGGCCATGCCGAGCTTGATCTCGTCCGGCATGAGCATGCGGAACAGACAGTCCTCGACCGTCAGGCCCGACTCCAGCAGCGCGTCGCCCTCGACCGTGGTCTGCGTGGCCAGCGGCTCGCCGACGCTGCGCAGCGCGCCGGTGTCGTAGGCGTAGAGCAGGTCGGGGGACCAGATCAGCGACTGGTGTCCGGCGGTGGTGAGCGTGCGCATCGGCTCGTCGGTCGGCGTGCACATCTGGCCGGCGTCGCCTCGTGGGGTGTTGTTGCGCATGAGCAAGCCGTGGTGCTGGCCGCGGGCGGCGATGGTGTCCAGCGGATCGACGATCCGCTTGGGCCGGTTCGTGCCGCGCAGCGGGATGACCAGCGCCTCGGACTCGCGCGACGTGCGGGTGCGCATCGGCTCGCCGGTCGAGGTGGCGTCCTCGTTCCAGGTGCCGCCGGCCGGCACGAGCAGCCCGGTCTCACAGCGGCCGGTCTGCACCCGCAGCGGCCGGTCGACGGGATGCGCGACGATGTTGTCGCGGCCCTCCACCGGGACCAGGAGCGCCTGCGCGGTCGTCCCGGCCACGACGGTGCGCATCGGCTGATCGACGGCGGTGTTGCCGCCATGGGTCCGCAGCACCGTCAGGAACGGCGGGCAGGCCAGCGCCTTCGACGCCGTGGTGTGCAGCGTGCGCAGCGGCTCGTCGACCGGCCAGGCCCGGACGCCCGGCCGGCGCTCGAACGTGTTACCGGCCGCCTCCAGCACCACCGGGCGCCGGGCGTAGCGACGCAACCCCGCCTCGATCCGGGCCACCGTCTTCGGCGCCAACGGCTTCGCCCGGTCGCCGATCCGCTGCCCGCGCACCAGCCAGTCGACCGCCGCCGCGGCCGGCAGCACGTACGGGTGCGCCTCCGCGTGCCGGCACGACCGGGACGGGCAGCGGAACACGTACTGGCGCCGGTACGCGCCGTGCGGCTTCCGCGGGTCCTTCGGCGCCCGCAGCGCGGTCACCACCTCATCGCAGGACGGGCACCACGCCGGCGGCCGGGTCCACCGCTCGAAGTCCGGCGCCGGGTAACGGTCCTGCCAGAACACCACGTACACGCGGTCGCGCAGCTGCGGCGCCGGCGCGCCCAACTGCTGCGCGAACGCGCTGTTCACGGTGAGCACCTGGTGCACGTAGCCGAGCGCGCGCATCCGCGCGATCCACTTCGGCAGGTGCCACCACTTCAACAGCTCGGGGGTGTTCTCCACGATCACCGCCTTGTAGCGGTGGTGCTCGGCGAACCGGGGCACGTCGTGCATCAGCGCCCGGCTGCGCTCCTTCGACTCGGCCGACGCCGGCTCGTCGTCCGCGTCGTCCAGCAGGTCGAGGTCGAACAGCGTCGGCTCCGTCGCGGCCGCGGTGAAGTCCTGCCGCTCCCCCCGGGCCTGCGACCAGAACGTGCACGACGGCGACGCCCACAACAGATCCGTCCGCGGGTACCGCCGCGGGTCCACCCGCGCGATGTCCTCCCGGTCGTGGTCGACGTGCGGCATGTTCAGGTTGTGCGTGTCGATCGCCAGCTGCCAGTGGTTCGCGGCCAGCCGCACGCGGACACCCGGCACCGCCTCGGCGCCCGACGAGCTGCCGCCAGCGCCGCAGAACAGGTCCGTCACCGTCAGGGTCACCCGGTACCCCCAGCGGGCAGTGGGTGCTCTCGGTACCACTGGCGAGCGTCGACCATGGCCAGCCGGTGCGCCTCAGGGTCGCGGCGGTGGTTGTCAGAGATCGGCTGGCGCAGATCCGTCGGGAGCCGGTACCAGCACGACCGGCAGGCGTACCGGGAGTACGACACGTCGCGGCCACAACCGCCAGGACAGGAGTGCGTCCGCTCAGGCATCGGGACCACCGTCCGGCAGCTCGACCGTCACCTCGGGCTCGTACGCCAACGCGGCCTCGGGGACTTCGACCGTCACCGTGGGCCGCAGCGGCAGGAACGCCGCGTCCGGGATGCGCAAGCGCACGGCCACCACGACGCCGCCGATCCGGCGTGGCCGGTTTTGCAACGCGCGGGTGACCTTGATCTTCGACAGCCGAGGGTCGCCGTTCGCATGGGCATACTGCGACCACTCCGGTTCGATCTCCAGGTACACCGTCGTCTCAGCCATCGGAGTCGCCACCGGCCTGGTCGTCGCCGTTGTCGTCGTTGCCGATGGTGCTCAGCACCTCGTCAAGGTCGGTCGGCTTGATCAGCACCTCGCGGGCCTTAGAACCCTCGGCTGGACCAACCACGCCGCGGCGCTCCAGCATCGTCAGCAGCATGCCGGCCTTCGCGAAGCCGACCCGCAGCTTGCGCTGCAGCATCGACGGGGACGCGAACTGGCTAGTCACCACCAGCTCGGCCGCCTGGCGCAACAGACCGACGTCGGAGACCGCCTCCAGGATCTCGTCCAGCTTGTCCAGGTCGGTCGGCTCCGGATGCTGCGCCGTCTTCAGCGGGGGCAGCTCCGGCACGTACAGGTCGCCCGACGGGTAGCGGACGTTCGGGCCCTGCCAGTCGTAGTTGATCGGCATCACCACGCCGCGGTAGCTCGGGCCGATCTCCACCAGCGTGGGCCGCCGCTGGTGGAACCGGTACACCTCCAGCAGCTGCTTGCGGCGCGACGCGATCGTGGCGAACGTCGACAGCTGCGACGGCGCCCAGTCCGTGCGCGGCAGGTTCGGCACGACCTCGCTGTCCAGCCGGATCGGCTCCCCGTCCGGCTCGTAGGCCAACGCCGCGAACAACCCGCCCACCGGATACTCGTCGTAGGCCGACCACTGGAACGTGAACGACGCGCCATCGCCGAACAGGTCCGGGTCCTCCGCCACCGTGATGCCACGGTCGTCGCGGCTCACCTGCACCGCGTGGTACTCCTGCTTGCCGCCCAGCTCCTTCAACGCGGCCAGCAGAGCGCGCACGTCGGCCACTGACCACAGCATCGGCGGGCCGTGCAGCTGGCCGGCCGCGAGGATCGACGTGTGCCCGGCCACGAACCGGTCGCACGAGCTGCCCACCAGCACGTCCACCATGCCCGGCTCGTCGCCGCGGTGCGCCCGCTCGGTGTGCACGAGCAGATTCGCCAGCACGCCGCCCTCCGCCGGGTCCGACGCAGCCGTCAACAACAGGTCGCGCAGCATCCCCATCAACGGGCCGGTCTCGACACGCGTCATGCTCACGCGCTGCTCCTCTGGGCGTAGTTACAGATCAGATCCATCCGGCCGTCCAGCGCGGCGCGCTCGGCCGGTGACAGCTGCGCCTCCCGGGCGCGCTCGGCGGCCAGCTCGACGGCGTGCCGCTCAGCCAGCACCGTGCGCGCAGTGGCCGGCAGGTACTCCAGGCCGAACTCCACGACATCGCCGGCGGCCTTCGCGCGCTCGACCGCGCAGTGCACACACACCGAGCCCGACATCCCCCGGTGGCAATCCGGGCAGTCACGACCCCGATAGAGCGGCCACGACGGTCGCGGAGGCGGGTCCAAGATCGGCGGGATACCCGACGTGCGGTACGTCCTCACCGGGACTCACCCGCCATCGTGCGCTCAGACCAGCCTTCGCCCGACGTCTCCTCGTCGGTCAGCCGGTACGCGTCACCACCCGCGCTGCGGACGCTTGGCCTGATCCGGCGCCACCGAGCCTCCGGGTACAGCGACTTGGGGTCCGGGTCCAGCAAGTACACCCAGCCGTCGGCGTTGCTCCGGAAGAGAAGCTCGGGACGAGGCTCACGCATCGGGGCCTCCCGACTCAGGCGCACGGGGTCAGCCGGCATGGCGCACCGCCTCGGGGTACTCGTCCCAGGTGCGACCGTCCAACTCGCGGCCAGCGGCCTTCTTGCCGACACGGGCCATCAACCAGGTGCCATCGACGGGCTGCCGCTCCGCCGGGTCGACCACCGTGCCATCCGGCTCGACCTGAGCTATGCGGCGGCGCTCGTTCACCTCGTAGTACATGGCGTCCAGGTGGGCGACGTCCATCTCCGCCGATTCCCCGTACAGCGGGCCGAGTGGCAACCACTCGCCGTGCTGTTTGAAGAAGAACGGCACCTCCGCGCGCTGGCACTGATCACGGAGCGAGCGCGCCCAGGCCGGGTGCATCGGCCGAGCGCCGGGGCCGGACTCGCCGCCGACCACTACCCATTCCGGCTGGATGCACCGGGCGCACTCGGCCGACGGGGAGTGCTCGTCCCAGCACGCAGGCCAGTCCACGGGGCCGAGCCAGCGGCCCAGGTCCACCGGCCCGAGCAGCGGCTCACACGACAGCCACCGCACGGCGGCCGGGGTGTCTAGCAGCGCCGGCACGCGGAGGTCGGCGCGCTTCTGGTCCTCCACGGAGACGCCCAGCCACACGTTCGGCAACGGCCACACGTTGATGACCAACGGGGAGTAGCTGGCTATACCCGCGAGCTGCAACTTCGAGTGCTCGTCCTTGACCGCCAACCGGAACTCGTCGCGGGACAGCAGGGACCGCAGCCGGCCGTGCCGCTTGGTCAGCACTTGGTAGGTGTGCTGCGGGGTCGCCGCCATCACCGCGAACACGCGAGCGATGAACTCGTCCGGCACGCCGCCGTGGAACAGGTCGGACATGCTGTTGACGAAGATCCGGCGGGGCTTGCGCCACCGCAGGGGGATCGTCAGGGCGTCCTCGTGCACCGTCAGCCCGAACCCCGGCCCGGAGGTGCGCGGGTCGCCGTCGTTCTGGTACTTGGCCTGGCCCATCCCCTTGAGGCGCTTGGCCATCGTCAGCGCGTAGCAGTTGTCACACCCCGGGGAGACCTTGTCGCACCCGGTGGTCGGGTTCCACACGGCGTCGGCCCACTCAATCGCGGTGTCAGCCATGGCGCACCGCCTTCGGTCGCCACGGCTCCGCAGCCGGGATCAGGTCGTGCGGGTAGCCGGCGTTCCACAACGCCATGGGCTCCCCGCGGTAGTCGTCCTTGATCGTCAGCAGCGGATAGCTGGCGTGCGACCCTCGCGACGTACGCACTTCCGGGATGGGTTGCTCAGCCACGGCGGTACCTCCCCACCGCGAGCCAGACGCGGCCCACCAGCGCACCGAGCAGCGTCAGCACGCCCAACAGGACTGCCGCGCCAGTCGCCAGAGCGGGAGCCACCACACCCAACCGAGGCCGGGGCAGGGCCGTCACGTCCTCGGCGTAGTCGTCGATGCCGCACACGTCGAGCGCCTCCAGCAGCACGCGCTCCCGGACGGCTGCGCGGTCAAGCTCGCCGAGCAGGAACGCGACATCGCCGCACTCCGCCACCAGATCGGCCGGCGGGATGTAGGCCCGAATCAGCTCCAGCCGAGCCGCCCGCTTCTGCTGCAAGGCCGAACCGGCACTGACGGCAGCGGCCAGGTCGTTGATGGGCGTCACCTCAAGCCCGCTCACCGCGGACCCGCCGACAGCAAGAAGACCACGGCCAGCAGGAGTACATAGGCCATGCCCAGCGCGACC